GTGCCATGCCCTGATTGTGGGCACATGCAGTATTTGAAGTGGGCAAATATGAAGTGGTTGGATAACGATCCTGATACTGCGAGCTATGCGTGCGAGGGATGTGGTGTTTGGATCCCAGCAGCGAAGAAGCGTTGGATGGTGGAGCGCGGCGAGTGGCGGCCCACCGCGCCTGGCAATGGTAAGCATGTGTCGTTTCATATTTGGGCGGCGTATAGCTACAGCCCGAATGCGACATGGCAAAACTTGGTCGAGGAATTCCTTGATGCGAAGAATGATGCGGAGCAGTTGAAGACGTTTGTCAACACGGTGCTTGGTGAGACATGGGAGGACGAGTATGCGTCGAAGGTTGGTGCGGATGCGTTGGGTGAGCGTGCGGCATCTGAGGAGTATCAGCATCGCCAAGTGCCGAGTGAAGCACTGCTGCTGACGATTGGTTGCGACGTGCAGGACGATCGACTCAGTTTGAGTGTGTGGGGATGGGGCCGCGAAGAAGAGGGGTGGCTGATTGATCGCGTGAAGATTTATGGCGATCCGAGTAGGCCGGATGTGTGGAAGCAGTTGGATGAGATTTTGCAGGCGCCATACGAGGGTGATGGCGATCGAAAGCTGACGCCGATGGTGACTGCGATTGACTCCGGCGGCCACCACACCGCTGAGGTGTATCAGTACGCGAGAGAGCGCCAGAGCATGGGTGTGATTGCGATCAAGGGTATGTCGCAGAAGAACAAGCCACCAATCGGTAAGGCAAGCAAGGTGGACCTAAATGCAAAGGGAAAGACGTTGAAGAAAGGTGCTCAGGTATTTCCGGTTGGTTCGGACACCGTGAAATCATTGTTGTTCGGGCGGTTGAAGCACAACGAGCCTGGTGCAGGGTATTTGCATTTCTATCCGACGGTTGGGGAGGATTACTTCCAGGAGCTGACGGCAGAAAAGCAGATCATGCGCTTCAGGAATGGCTTCCCTGAGCGTGTGTGGGTGAAGAAAAGCAGCGCAAGGAACGAAGCACTTGACGAACTGGTGTATGCGTACGCTGCGTTGAATCGGGTGTATCAGGTGAAAGATCGCCGAACGCTGTGGGATCAGATGGAAAAGCCGCCAGAGGAGCGAAAAACCAAGCGTGCGCCTGCTGCCGTGCCGCGTAGCGGAAGGAGTTTCATAAAACAGTGGTAGGAGCTAGACTTCGGCGTATCAGGTGATATTTTCGTCGATGTCAATCCCACCGTCCATAACAAGTGGCGTGGATGCGGTGTGGACTGATGTCGAGACCGTTGATGTATTTGGCACTGCGGTAACGAGCACCACGCATACGCTTACTTATTACTTCAGGCTGAATACTGCTGGCGAGGGTGTGACTGCAGTTGCGGTTGCGTATAACAGCGGCTGGAAAACCACGTTGTCGGCTGCGGTGACGACAACGATGGATGCCAGCACTGACTGGTACTTCCAGGCTGTTGCAACTGCTATTAGCGATGGCGCCACACAGGAATACAGTCGCGGCCAGATTGAGGTGAAGGCATCGCTGGCGTATTCAGGTACGCCTGGCGCATTCGATGGCCGCACGCAAGCGCAGCAGGATTTGGATGCAGTGCAGGCTGCGATTCGCAGCTTGATTAGTGGCGGTGCTGTTTCCGAGTATCGGATCGGCAACAGAAACCTGAAGCGATATGACCTGTCTGAGTTGATCGAGCTTGAATCAAGGCTAAAGTCAGTTGTGGCGAAAGAGAACAAGGCAAAACTGATTGCTTCTGGTCTCGGCGATCCGCATAACCTTTACGTCCGGTTTAACCAAGGCTGATGGGATTCCGCACAAGACTGCTACGGCGATTTGGGCTACAGCCAATTCCGCGTGAGGAGCCACGTCGTCGTCGGCGTGCTTATGCGGGTGCAATGATTTCGCGCCTGACGAATGACTGGATGTCATCACAGGCGAGTGCTGATGCTGAGATTCGGACCAGTTTGCGGAAGCTGCGTGATCGCAGCCGCGAGATGGTGCGGAATAATCCGTACGCCAAGCAGGCGAAGCGTACGACGCAGATCAATGTTGTTGGATCGGGTATCAAGCTGCAGTCTCAGGTGCAGCAGGTTCGGACGCGGAAGCCGAATGAGCAGGTCAACCGGCTGATTGAGCAGAAATGGAATATGTGGTGCCGAGCGCAGCATTGTGATGTTGCTGGCCGCCATAGTTTCCACATGATGGAGTGGTTGGCTGTTGGTGCATTGCCGGAGTCTGGTGAGGCGCTATTCAGGATTATCCGCCGTCCGTTTGGTGGCAGCCGAGTGCCATTGGCGCTTGAGATGCTCGAAGCCGATGTGTTGGATGAGGAGTATCAGGGACCAACCCTCGCCAAGGGGAACGAATGGCGGATGGGTGTGGAGATTAACGAGTGGGGCCGCCCAGTGCGGTACGCATTCCTGACGCGGCATCCAGGCGACTATTGGTTCCAGAATGCGCCCGAGAAAGGTGGGAAGCATGTATTCCTGCCTGCTGAAGATGTGATTCATCTGTTCATCCCCGAGCGTCCGCAGCAACATCGCGGTGTGCCGTGGTTCCATCCGGTGATGGCAGACGCGCATCAGCTTCAGGGTTATGAGGAAGCAGCGGTGATCCGTGCGCGTGCAGGTGCATCGATCATGGGATTTGTCACTTCACCCGAAGGTGAGCTTGACGGTGATGATGTTGATGCAGAGCGCCGGATCAGTGAGTTCGAGCCTGGGATGTTCAAGTATTTGGAGCCCGGCCAGAACGTAACGGTGCCGGACATTGATTCACCGGACCAGCAGTTTGAGATGTTTGTGCGCAACAAGGTGCGCAGGTTTGCGAGTGGCTTTGGCTGTAGTTATGAAACCTTGAGTCGTGATTTCTCGGAAACCAACTACAGCAGCTCACGGCTGAGTCTGCTTGAGGATCGCGAGCACTGGAAGGTGGTGCAGTCGTACATGATTGAGCACTTCCACATGCGGGTATTCCGCGAGTGGCTGAATCTGGCTGTGCTGGCGGGTGAGCTGCCGTTTGATGACTATGACGCACGTCCTGAGCGTTATGACACACCAAGATGGATGGCACGCGGCTGGGATTGGGTTGATCCGCTGAAGGAAGCGAAGGCTTATCGCGAAATGGAGCAGGCAGGATACATGACAAAATCGCAAATCGTTGCGAAACTAGGCGGAGACTTCTATGACAACTTGACTGAGTTGGCAAGGGAGCAGCAAGCAGCGGTTGACCTTAGTGTTGAGCTTGATCGCGACATCATCGAACCAACCCAGGAGGTTATTGAGTAATGCCTGCTATGCCGACCGAGGGTATGCGCGAGGAAGCTCGCCGTTACCGCGCATGGAAAGAGGAAGGATATGACGGCGGCACTGAGGTTGCTGCTCGTCGTGCAAGTCAGATTCTCAGTGGCGATGAGCTGAGCGATGACACCATTGTGACGATGAGCGCATGGTTTGCGCGTCATGAAGTGGACAAGCAAGCGGAAGGGTTTAAGGTTGGCGAAGATGGCTATCCATCACCCGGTCGCGTTGCATGGGCTGCTTGGGGTGGCGATGCAGGTAAAAGCTGGTCTGATGGTTTGGTCGAGAAAATGGATCGTGCAATGGTGATTGGCGATGGTGATCGCCCATATCCGAACGAGCACGCTGCTCGCCTGCGTGATCCTGATCAATATGACAGCTTCCGTCGTCGGAATGATGGTGGTGGTGATGGCGTTGACTTCATCTTTGGAATTAAGGAAGGTGAAGACGGCGCCGAGCTACAGGCGATCCGATTCCGGTTGTCTAAGTTCACTGCCGCTGAGGCGCGTGCATGGCTGGATGAACGCGACTATGAGGTGATGGAATTTGAAGAAGCTACGGGTGATCGCGCTAAGCCTGATGAACTGAAGGAAGGCGATTTTGTTAGCTGGAATAGCTCCGGCGGTCGCGCCCGTGGTCGAATTGAGCACATTATGCGCGAAGGAACACTTGGAGTACCTGATTCAGAATTCAGCATCAATGCAACCGCAGAAGACCCTGCAGCGTTGATTCGTATTTATCGTCCCGGTGACGATGGATGGGAGGCTACTGAAACGATGGTTGGACATCGATTCAGTACACTGACAAAGATCGAAGCACTACGCGAAATGGAAGGAGTGAATGTTCGCGACCTTGAGGGAGCGAAATTTAAGCGTGTTGAAACAACAAGTTTCAACATGCTGGATGAGCGGACGATTGAGTTTCCGTTCAGTTCTGAATATCCCGTGGCTCGTTACTTCGGAAACGAGATTTTGAGTCACGAGATGGAAGCCGCCAATCTTGAGCGGCTGAATGACGGCGCACCGTTGTTGTTCAACCACGATCCAGATCGCATTATCGGCGTTGTCGAGCGTGCATGGATCGATGGTGAAAAGAAACGCGGTTACGTCAATGTGCGCTTTTCGCGCAATAAGCAAGCACAAGAGGTGCTTGCAGATGTACGCGACGGAATTCTTCGCGGCGTTTCATTCGGGTACTCCATTGATAAGATGGAGGAACGCGAAAATGACTTCGTAGCGACCCAATGGTCGCCTTTCGAGGTCAGTGTGGTCAGCATTCCGGCTGATCCCACTGTCGGCGTCGGTCGTTCATTGGACGATACCGAAACCGAGCAAGCGGCCCCGGCCGCATCTCCTGTAAACCCTGTGACTGAACCTGTCATGGACAACACTCCCGACCTGGAGGTGATCCGGTCCGAGGCCGTCGAGGCCGAGCGCAACCGTATCGCCGCCATCAACAAACTGGGTGAGCGTCATAAGCTCCCCGAACTGGCACGTGAACTGATCGACGGCGGCAAGTCTGTTGATGAAGCTCGTGCTGCTGTCCTCGAAAAAATCGGCACCCAACCTGTGGAACACCGCATCGACGCCAACGATCTTGGCCTCTCCGAAAAGGAGACCCGTCAATTCAGCTTCGTCAAAGCTCTGAACTTCCTGGCCAACCAGGGTGACGCTCAGGCTCGTCGTGAAGCTGAGTTTGAAATTGAAGTCGGCAAAGCTGCTGCTGACAAGTACGAGCGTTCTTCTAACGGCATTGTGGTGCCGAACGAAGTGCTGCGTCGTGATCTGGTTGTCGGCACTCCTTCTGCCGGTGGCAACCTTGTTGATGATGAGCTGCTTGCTGGCTCCTTCATCGAACTGCTGCGTAACCGCCTCGCCTTCGCTCAAGCTGGTGTGACCATGCTGAGCGGCCTGCAGGGCAACATCAGCATCCCCCGTCAGTCTTCTGCATCCACTGCTTACTGGGTGGGTGAGAATGCTGCTCCCACCGAGAGCCAGCAGGCTGTTGATCAAGTCAACATGACTCCCAAGACCGTGGGTGCTTATGTGGACTACAGCCGTCGTCTTCTGCTCCAGAGCAGCATCGACGTTGAGGGCATGGTCCGTAACGACCTGGCTCGTGTGATTGCACTGGAAATTGACCGCGCTGCCATCTACGGCACCGGCTCCAGCAACCAGCCCCTGGGCCTGACCAATACCACCGGCATTGGTTCCCAGACCATCACCACCTTCGGCACCTTCGAGGAGTACATCGGCATGGAGACCGATGTTGCTTCTGCTAACGCCGATGCTGGCAGCCTGCGTTACATCATCAACGCTGCTGCACGTGGCGCCCTGAAGTCCACCGAGAAGGCCACGAACACTGCTCAGTTCGTGTTCATGGACAACGAGATCAACGGCTATCCGGTGATCGTGTCCAACCAGCTCGCTAACAACGATGCGCTGTTCGGCGACTTCTCCATGATGATCATGGGCATGTGGTCTGGCCTGGATCTGACTGTGGATCCCTACGCTGGTGCTACTGCTGGCACCGTCCGCGTCATTGCTCTGCAAGACGTTGACTTCGCCGTCAAGCAGCCTGGCGCCTTTTGCTTCGGAACCTGATCGTGATGCGAGTTGAGATCCTGCGCAACGTCATGATCTCCGGGGAGCCTGCTGCGGCGGGCTC